ATGTCTGCGGGTTTGCGGCGGGCATCGGCGCTGGCGGCGATTGTCGCCATGGCTGTCGGCGGAGCGAAGGTTGTCGATGACCACACCCTTCCTGGTAGTGGCTTTTCGGCCGTCGCGACCGTAGCCGCGGACCCAACGGGGCCCACGGGCGGGGGGATGGGCCCTGGGGGTATGAACGGCTCTCAGTTCCAGCCACCGCAAATGCCCAGCTCGATGCCTGATTACCAGGGTGGCAACAACCAGCCGCCGCTGGATCAAAACAATGGCATCTCGATATACAACAGCGGTAGTCCGCAAGCGCCCCAACAGGTTCCAGGTCAGCAGGCCGGGCAGCAGCCCCAACAGGCGCAGCAGCCCGCTCATGGGACGCAGATACCTGACTACCAAACCGCGACTCCCTACACTCAGGGGCCCGGTAAGCCGAATCCTGATTACCAGGCACCGCAACAGAATTCGCCACAACAGCCGCAACAGGGCCAACAGCCGCAACAGCAACAGCCGAACCAACAGCAGCCGCAGAACAAGCAGGACGATACGACGCAGCAGTTGGATCAGCAGCAGCAACAGCGTCAGCAGCAGTGTCAGTCTGCGGCCGAGTATTACGGCATTGCTCAGCAGATGCTTAGTTTCATGGCTTCTGCGGCGGGCGGTGCCGGGTCGTTGTTCCAACAGCCCAGCCGCAAAGTTGGCCCCGGCGACGAATGTAACTGCGCACCTGAACAGGCCGGACCGCAAGACTCCGAGCCGTCGCAGGAGCCTTCTAACCAATCTGTATCGGATCGGAAAGTCAACTGCGAAGCGCCCCGGCAGACAGCCACGGGTGACGACTTGGACTTCAGCATCCCGAACACAGGCCGCAATCTAGGTGGGGATCCGGGCAAGATCGGGGAGCATCCGAAGCTTGACGGTGCGGACAATCCGCTCAATCCGCAGTTTCTTCCCAAGGACCAGCGTCCAATCCCGACTGGGACAGCTCTAGGACCGCAAGGTAAGCAATATGCGTTCTACAGCACGCCCAAATACCACAATCCCGACGGGACTCTCAACGAGCACTATGTGACGCCGAACTCCGCCATCGTCGATCTTGCTCATCCCGACAAGATCATCGGCAACTCACCGTTGGCACAAACCAGCGGAGCATTTGATCCTAAGACAAACACCATGCTCTTAGCAGGGAACACGTCGGCAGATCCGGATACGACCGGTCGTGCGTTGTATCAATCTGCGCCGATCGACCCCAAGAACCCTAATAGCTGGATCAACGGCCCCTTTACGTATATCGGACCGCTGTTATCTGGAAGTCGGGAGAGTCAACTCATTGCTCTTGGCGCCAAGGGAGAAGATGGCTTCTTCTTCGCCGAGTCATCTGCAGGTCGGTCCGCTACGGGCGTCTTGGCGTCGACAGCCAAGGAACTCACTGAGAAAACTGTGGGCGATGTCCTGGTAGAAAACGTTGTCAGTAATATCGGGGGTGTGGATGGGGTGTACGCGCCGACCATCACAAAACAGGGCCTGGATTCTGCAACCAAGATGGGTAGTCTGGAGCTGAAAGTTAGCCAGTTCTGGGACCCCGCCTGGATGGCTGCTAACCGTGAAGCTGTTAACAACGGCACGGCGAAGGTGCCCTACAGTCCACGTATATACACGACTAACTGCACGATTCAATAGGAGAGCGTGATTATGAAGACACGAGTTTCATACGCATCTGCTGCATTTCTTGCACTAGCTATTTCGGCATGCTCTCAGTCCAATATTGCTTCTGCTGAACCGCCAGGATTCCCTGATCTCAATGGTTTCTCAGAGGCGCCGGTAGCGTCGTACACGATGGGCTGGGACAGAGGCTCAAAGACCATCGGGTTTTCAACGGCAAACGGTGTTGACTGCAATTTTGGCGCGCCTAAAAACCCGAACGGAGATAATCAGGAGATTTCTTGCTGGGGCCCGCTCCCGGGCCTTCAGGATGTTCCTGTGCACGGCGGGGATTCTGGACCATGTGACTTCGGCACCGTAAACCAACGCGGCATAGCCCACACCAAGGGCGCCTGCAAAGATGCCAACCCCGGACGGAAGATTCTCAACCCAGGCCAGAAGGTCTCATATGGGAACGTGACATGTGCGGCCGGTGGCGACGGATTGATCGCGTGCATCGAACGCGTCAGCCCGGAGCGCGGTTTTGTGTTGCAACCATCCGGTTCTTTCGTCTTCTAATCAAACCGAGCAACTGGAAGCAGGGGGCATTGCGTTGAGGGCGCTGTTTGTTGTCATGGGATTGTGTGGCTTTGCCATTGCGGGATGCGCTCAAGCCGAGGAAACGCCGTCGACAAAGCAGTCTGCGACCCGACAGGAATCGACTGATTTTGCGGACATTCCCGGCCAGTTCCCGTCGCCAGGTTCGTTGACGGCTAATGGTCAGGCGGAGGCTCCGGTGGGTGGATGTGTGAATTTGGGCGGCGAGCTGGTGAATGCGTCGTTGTCGGTGGTGGATTGTGGCTCGGACCGAAATACCTACCGGATCGTGCAGCGTGTCAATATCCCGCAAGAATGCGGAGATACCGATCGTTCCTACTATCACAATTCCGAGGCCACTGGGCAGTACACCGCATGCCTGGACTTGGCGTGGGCCAAGGACTCGTGCATCAGCCTGGGTCAGCCTGTAGCCAAGGTCGTCTGCACAGACACCAACGCACCCAAACGAATCAAGCCACTCAAGATCATCCTGGACACCACAACACTGGAAGGCTGCCCGTCGGGCGGTTACAAACACCCGCAGCGCAAGTTCACGGTCTGTACGGAGGTCCAGAGGTAGCCCGCCATATGTGGTTGATGGTGTAACTCAACGGCGCTGGACTGCCGATGAATTGGCGGTGACATTGGATCGGACGCTGAGGCCGGCGAGAGGTTGGGCCGCATCAGAGTGCAGATGGAGAAGGCCCGAAAGTGGTTTCAGGGAACTGATATTGAGCAGCTGCTCGTCCATAAACGTAGCGATGCTGCCGAGTCAGAGCAGGTAGTCCGGGCCGACATTGCCTGCTGCGGGCCATCGACGCATCAGGCAATCGCGATCGCATTGGGCCGGTCAAATATCTCGCGCCGAGGCGGCCGCCGATTGGGACGTTACTGTGGTGCCAACCGCAGACTAATTGAGTTGCTTCAGTAAGCGAGGTCAGGGCGCTGGTCGAATTGTGTGGGTTGCGCCGGTAGGCGAGTCTGAGCGGATCGCCTCGTGAGCATGGTCAGCAAATCGGAAGCTCGGGCTGTCGCGTGACCGACGCACAGCTTCATGGCCGTGTGGCCTTCGTTTACGGCTGGATATCCAACGGTGGTAATTCGGATGCGGCGGGGCCGGTGCGTGAGTGCACATACCGGCTACCTGGCACGCCCGCCTACGCGAATGTCGTCTACGCGCTGAATGGCGTAATGCTGTGGGGCGAGGGGCAATCCCGCACCCGTGAGCGGCTGCACTTTCGGGGGATCGGCAAAGGTGATCGCGTCGCGTCGTTCTTCGCTGAGCGCTGATTTAGGGCACATCGAGTTAACCAATTGCGGTAGTGCCGTAGCTGCACCTCACGCGCCAATGCGCAGATAGCGCGGCTAACTGTGGCTCACAGGAAACACCCAGACGTTATTTGTAGGTGACGAGAAGGTAGTCAAACGGTGACCAGAAACGCCCGTGGAAATGGGCACCTGACCTTAGTTTCGGCCCCAGTCGTTGAGCTGAATGATGGGGGCGCACAATTGAATTCGTTGCCGGGTGGGCACTATGGCTATGGGGTGTCCTACCTCGACGAGCATTGCCGGTGGATGCTGCGGGCGGGTCGTGCGGAGCGCACGATCAAGCTGCGCCGGATGCATATGCAGTACCTGGTGGATTTCCTGGGGCGTGACCCTGTTGACGCCACGGAACGGGAGCTGGAGGCGTGGCAAGACAGTGTGCCGTTGGACCAGCTGCGCAACAAGACGGCGATGGTGCGCCCCTACTACGTCTACATACATCAGCGGGGGTACCGGGCTGACAACCCGGCCGCTCTGCTGGTGACTCCTCGCAAGAAGCGCAATTTACCGAGGCCGATCGTGTTCGAGGCGATGGAGCGTGCCATCCTGCATGCGCCGTCCCTACGGATGCGGGCTTGGTTGATCCTGGCGGCATATGCCGGGTTGCGCGCGAAAGAGGTGGCCCACCTCGAACGGGATAACATCGAACGGCGCCCAGAGGGCGGGGTGTTCCTTCGGCTCACGCGCACCAAGGGTGAATACCAGCGAGTCACAGCGCTGCCCGAGTGGGCTTGGCAAATGGTCGAACCGGCGCTTGCACCCGAGGGGCTGTGCTTTCGGCGCGAGCGGGGAACTGGCCCAGTCACACCCCAACAGATCTCGCAGCTTTCGAACGACTGGCTCCACAAGTCCGGTACCCGCTCGACGTTTCACTCGCTGCGTCACTGGGCTGGATCGTCGGGTATCGAGCATGAAGACCTACGGGTCGTACAGGAGTTCCTTGGACACACAGACCCCTCCACAACCGCTATCTACACGGCTGTGGCTCCGGCCCGGATAGCCCGCATGGTCGATTCATTCCGGCGACTGGATGATCTACCGGCATAGGTTTGGTCGCGGCCATCGCCCTGATCACAGCTCGGCGTCGGTTCTCTTGATGTGTCCGATTGTGTGGCGACTTAACGTTTACCGTCACCGGCATGCCTGCTCGCCGTTCCCCATGGATGAACGAACGTGCTCAGTTCCTTGTCAAATACCTCGCTGACCAGCACGGAATCGGTATTACAGAGGACATCGCCCGTGAGGACATCTCAACGCAAGTTGACCGGGTTGCTGAGCGCATGAGGATCGGCCGGCAAGCTGCGAAGTACTACGTCACCGAGGACTATCTACGCAAGTTCGGCGATTTCGTCGCCAACGCCATCCGCGAAGCCCAGGCAGCAGATCCACGCCGAGGGTTACGGGCAGTGCCGCCTGCGGATTGACCGAGGCGCGGCGCTCGTTGTGCGGGCTGTCGGCAACCTGGCCGATTCACTGTCCGGGGGTGGCGGGCATTGGGTGACGCACGTATATTGCCCCCAACAGCTACCGCAGGGGGGCAAAATATGTCGTACTCGTTTGAGCTTCACCCGGACCCGATGATGCGCGAGTCCAACCGCCTGCTCGACGCGGTGGAGCAATCCAAGGCTGAGCACGACGGCCACCACGGAGCCCTTGAGTCCGCGGTGCCGCAGATGTGGGGGCAGACCCAAGGGGCGCTGGAGGCGGCGCACGCAGCGTTGGCCGACCAGACGCGGATACTGCACAAGCACCTCGCCGAGCATGGTGTTGGGATGCAGGAGTTCACCGGCCAAGTGGTTGCGATGGATGACCTGAACGCTGACGGATACGGGCGGGGCTGACCGTGGCGAAGTGCTCCAATATTGAACACTGGAGTGTGGAGGGTTTGCAGAATGTCATTGGCACCATGGACGGCATTCACAAATCGCATGTGAAGCTCGGCGACACCCTCGACGGGGTGCAGGCCAACCTGTCCAGTTGGGGTGGGTTGACTGCCGAGGCGTGGCACAGGTACCACAACAAGCTGCGGGTCGATCTGGATGACCAAGGGCGCCAAGCCAAGGCCGTTGCCGACAAGCTGCGGCCCCTGTATGACGACGTGCTCGGCATCAAGGCCAAGTACCGCTACCTCAAATCGACCATTGAGGGCAACGGCACCTACGACAAAAACGGCAACATGCAGCACTGGAAGCTGAACGATGACGGCTCCATTGAGGGCGCGTCCGGGGATCTCCAGGGCGCCTCGGCCAAGCAACAGCTCGAAGACGAGATGAAAGCGCTGCTACGCAAGGCCGATGTGGTTGACCAAGAGATCGCCGACGCGCTCAAGGCCATCACTACACCGGGCGGTGCCGTGGCCGATGGGCCGCACGTCGGACAGCCCGCCCCTAAGCCCTCTGACCCGTCGATCCTTGCCTCCGGGCCGATCGGCGGCGCCGATGGAAACCCCCCGTACCCCAACGGGGCCAAGCCGACCATGATCCCCGGCAAGACGATCCCCATGGCCGATAACCCGCCCGGATACGACCAAAGCCTTGGCCCCGGCCCGGCGCGCGACCAGGCATGGAAAGACTATCTATCGGGCAAGAACGCGGACGGCACACAACGGGCTATCGGTGCCCCCATGGCCTTACCGAAGCCGGAAGCCGTCAGCGATAAGTCATTGCGCGCTATCGGGGCCGCTGGCCGCTCGCAAGGCGTGTCCTACGCGTGGGGTGGTAACACCGATGTGAATGGACCGTCAAAGGGCCACGGGGACAACGGCGGTGGCGCCGACGAGCATCAGGACTGGAATCGAACTGGATTCGATTGCGGCGGTTTGGTTCGCTACTCGTTCCAGCAGGGCGCGGGAGTTGACGTATTCGAGAGGCCAGACGGCAAGGAGCTCGGTACGGGGACTGATCGCATTGACATAAGCAAACACTTGACCAAAGTGCCTGACGCAGTGCAGATCCCGTCCGCGCAGATCAGCTCCAAGGCCCAGGTGGGCGATATTCTCGTCTTCTTCAACGGCGGTACCGAACATACGGGTGTCTATGTCGGCAATGGCTTCATGCTTGACGCGCCCTACTCGGGGGTGCCGGTGCGCATCGACAATGCAAACAGGGACGGGCGGATAACCGATGTGCTGAGGCTCAATCCGTGAAACCCACAAGGCTTTTCGCCTCGCTGCTGTTGGTTGCGATGGTGGCGGGCTGCACCGCAACGAACGCGCCCGAGACAACGCCCGCCGCGAGCACGTCCACCATTTCAACACCCGACACGGACGGGGTAGTCACCAGGTTCACCAAGGACATATGGCCAGCCGTGGAAGGCTACCGAGCACCGGGGCAAGGCAGTCCCAGCTACCGTCGGTACGTGGCTGTCGTTGATCCACAGTTGGAGGGGACGGCATGGAATGCGCTCTTTGAAGATGTGCGCTCACTGGGAACGGTGGGCCGCAACAAAGAAACCGACGAGGCCGAAAGCTACCCAACCGGCCCTTTGAATCTCGCCGCCACATCCGCGACTGCGTTGAATGCGTCCACCGCAACACTGGTCATCTGCTACACGTACACGTCCGTCACGCAGCGAACAATCAACGACCCTCAAATCCAGGCTCCGGCAGCATCGGAAGCAACCTTTGAGCTGGCGCAAGTCAAGAACGTTTGGTACCTGCATGCGATCACCAACGATCACGTTGTGCCGTCATGTCAAGCCAATAAGGCTTAGGAATGCCGAAAAACGCCCCTGCTCAGTGGATTTGAGCAGGGGCGTTTTTGGTCGGCTAGTTTGAGCCGCGCAGTTTCTCTGTTACCTGGTGCTCAAATGCCAAGCGGTCCTTGCGTTCTTCTCTCAGCTCACCGCGTAGGCCGCCGATATCGGAGCGCATTCCGCGTAGGTCGCGGCCGAACTCTTCGAGCCGGTCGAGCACGTCGTCGAGTCGGTCGCCAACTCCGTCCACGTCGTCGCGGAGGTTGGTCTCGTGGCTGTTCTTGACCTGGTGGAGCACGGCGCGAAGATCCTTGCGGTATATCCCGAGGACGAGCACGACCAGGGCGATGACAATCCAGGTGGCCAGTTCCCAGCCGTCGCGGGCCAGCGGAGGCAATGGGGGCCATTCGGTGATCGGTACCGGTGGCAGGATCACTGAGCCGACCCGTCCGGCCCACCGCCGCGCCGGTCCTGAATCATCTTGGTTGTGGACAGCCCGGCAGTGATCAGACCGGCGCCGATGGTGATCCACTGGAGCGCTTCGGAGCTCTCCAGCTGGTTGACGCCAACGAGGATCGCCACAGCAATGAGAAAGGTGAGAAGGCTGGCGGCATGAATTGCCAACCGTACGTTGTCGTTGGGCATTTCGAGATCCTTTCGAGGGGTGGTGGTTACGCGGCTATGGCGGGGGTGCGGGTGCACCAGTCGCGCACGTGCTGGATGGCCAGACCGAGATAGGTTTGGCCGGGCCACACTTCACGGAATTCGTACTGAATGTGTGGCGCTGTCGGGGGATTGGCGGTGACGAACCGCAGAGCGATGATCGCGGCCTGTGCTGCGGCGGCCGGGCCGGTCAGCTTGTTGACATCGCCCCACCCAAGTAGGCCCTGTAGCCCGCCCATGACCAGCGGCAGGCCGATGGCTGCAATGCCGGCCGGGCCGCCAGAGAGGGCGCCGAATACGGCGGGCAGCTCGATACCCAAGGCCTTGGTGGCGATCTCGGGGATTTTCGGCAGGATGGCGCCAGCGGCCCCGAGTGGATCCGAGAGCTGAAACGCTGTCACCATGTCGAAACAGTCGTCCATGATGTCCCCGACCACGCCGAGGGGAATGTTGCCGTACATATCGCCAGGCTCGGTGAGCCAGCAGTGCCGGTAGTCCTTGACATCGCCGAACCGCCACGATGAAATGCCCTGTCCAGCAAGGACGGGACCGCCGTAGTAGCTGCCACCATACGGACGCGTGGGGTCGCCGATGCTGAATGAGCACAGGTAGTTATCCGGGTAGTGCTCGGCCAGCCAGGCACGGAACTTGGCCGCCGCGACGGCGCCCGCCGAGTACCCGCCGATGACGACCCTGATGTTGGGGTTGATCCGGTAGCGCTCCAGGAAAATGCGTTTGGCGTCGGCCACGGCGATGTCCACGGCCTTGGCCATCGAAATGTCACCCGGACCGCCAGCAGCGCCGACCGGCAGACCACCCATGGTCGCGGCGAACTCGGGGTGTACCTCTTCAACGAGGTTGGCCACAGCCTGCATAACACGAGATACGTAGTCCTGGCCGATGATGCCTCCGGTGCCCCGGAACATCAGCCCGAGGTGGCGGCCCTCGGGCGGGGCCGGGGGCGCAATACCCAACGCGCGCAGGTCGTTATCGGACACTTCGCCGGTGGGGACCTGGCCGGTGCGGCGCTGGTACTCGGCTGCCCAGGACGCGGCGCGGGGACCGAATTCGTCGGTGTCGCGGGGCAGCGGTCCCAGTAGCCGGGTGTACAGCGGCCCAAACCAGTCGTTCATCACGGCGCGCCACTGCCGGACGGCCTGGTTGCGGTCGCCGATGCGGATCACTTGGACCACACCTTGTCGCGCAAGGTCATACCTTTGGATGCCCATGCCGGATCTCCGGGTCCGAGCTGGGCGGCGATGTACTCCAGCAGCTCGCGATCGGTTGCCGTTTGCGGCCAGACCTTTGCCGGGGGCACGATCACGGGTGGGGATGCCTGGTAGATGCCGAGGTATCCGTCTTGGAGCTTCTTGGCGAATGCGGCGTTTCGCGCATCGCCTTCGGGCCAAGCCATCTGGTAGTGCATTTCGTCCGGCGATCCGATGTTCTTCTCACCCCAGGTGCGCCCCCAGTAGACAGACCCCTCAAACAGATTGAGGCCCTGGCGAACCTTGGCGATCTTGGCCGCTGACATCGTGTACTGCTTCCATGGATACTTGGGTGCGTTCACGTCAACGGCTGTGCCCGCCAGGTGATTTGAGTTGGCCACCTCGTTCTCCAGCGACCAGCCCCAGACCGGGGAGTCGATCTCTTCGACGTTGCGGTCATACCAGTACAGCCAGGCGCCGAGGATGGTCAGCGGGGCGCCCTTGCGCAGCGGTGCGGTATCGACGAGGTAGAGCTCGTCGATGCGCACGATGTCACATTCGTCTCGGTTGCACATGCGCCAACCGTTCTCGGACACTGTATTGCCGTATGCGGTGCGAAAGCTCATCGTGTGTACAACCTTTCAATGCCGGGGTCGATCTCTTGGGCGTAGGAGGACAGCTGGTCGGAGGCCCACCAGCCGAGGCGGAATGCGGCGGCGAACAGGGCAAGACACAGCGCGCCCACGCCGAGCAGCTGGCGGCGCATCATGTCGTGGCCAACGGCGCGAGGGTCAGTGAGTCACTGTTGATGCGGATGATGTCTCCGCTAGCCCCCGACTTGCTCGCGGTCGCCTGGGAAGACCACAGAAAGTTGCCGCCCGTAGGTCCGGGGGTATCCCAGAATGAGACGCCTGCAATGGTTTCCGTGGCGCCGAGGGTGTGTTCGGGGGTATTGGATTGGGTGATCGACCCGGATGCCGCCGCGTTGAACGCGCAGGCGTACCGGGTGGGCACCGAGGACGCGTTGGCCGTTCCGGCCGCGCCGGGATCGCCGGTGTGCATCTTGGCGTACACCGTCGCCGGTGGTGTGTAGGCGGCGTTGCGGCAGATGTGATCGAGCAGTTTGTTCGCCAGGTAGGCCGAAATTCCCCATGCCATAGTGGATTTCCCTTTCTATTGATACGACCGGATATGTGCTATGCCCGTTCCGCCGACGCGGCCGGGGTTGGCGAAGCCGAAGACGCCGCCCGAGCCGGGACCGCCGCCACCTCCGGGCGCGTTGCCGTTAGTGTTGGTGCCTGCCTGTGCGCCGCCGGTGTAGGTCTGGCCGTTGATGGTGGTGTTGCCCGCAGCCTCGCCGGGCTGGTTGAGTCCGTTGCCGGCGTAGGCGCCTTTACCGCCCGCCCCACCGGCACACGTTGTGGTGATTCCGTTGACCAAGAACGTGGTGTCACCGCCCGGCCCGCCGTCTTTCTCTTTGGCGCCCGCAGTTCCCGGCGCGCCCACGGTGCCGGTGATCGTCAGCGCCGATCCAGGCAGATCGATGTTGCGGGCTACGGTGGCGTTGTTCCATCCGCCCTTGCGTCCGCCTTGTCCTGTGCTGCCTAGACCGCCGTCACCGCCGCCCCCGCCTCCCCCGGCGCCGCATCCAACGCAGTCCATGTAGTCGGCGTTGCGCACGATGTTGTGGGTGAACGCCCCGGCCGTGGTGTAGGTGGCCAGCGTGGGCAGCCCGCCTGGCGGATAGCCGAGGCTGCATGCCCGCGTCATGGTTACCGACAGGGCGGCGTCGATCTTGGCGACGCGTTCGGTCACCAGGGCCGAGGACATCGCCACGGTGCGTGTGAGCCCAACGGGCAGCAGCTTGTCGAAACTGATCGAGCGGGGCGCGGTGAGGTTGCGCGTCAGATCGATCGCGGCCACCCGTTGCAAACCGATGGTGCCGGTCATCTCCAGTGCGCTACTGAGGTCCGCGCCGATCACTTTGGCCAGGAACAGTGCCCGCTCCATGGTCAGCGCCAGCGCGAGGTCCTGTTGGAACGTGGCCTGTAGTTGCAGATCGCGGGTCACCAACACTGGCCGCTTGGTCGCCAGCTGGTAGACCGCCGTCAATGCCAGCGCGCGATCGGCGTGCACCGACAGCACCACGCCGAGGGCTTGCAAGGCTACTAGCTCGACGTGCCCGACGCACATCACCGCCAGTGCGCTATCGAGTCCGATTACCGCGTGCCACCGGCCAGTCGGCGCCGGTGCCGGTACGTGCGGGTTCGGGTACCACTTACCGCCCGAGCGGCCAGGGGCGATGCTCGGGTCTGTAGACCAGGGCATTTAGGGGCCTGCGAACCCCGCCCGGAAGACCATGTTTCCGTCGTCGTCGGTACCGGTGATTGCAATCCAGTTGGCGGGGTTGGTTTTACCCTCGTCGTTGAGGCCACCGCGCACTACCGTGAACGTGATTCCGGGTAGCTCGGGCATGGTGAATGTGGTGCCCGGCTCGGGCATCTGCGGGGTCTGCGGTGCCGTGGACGGTTCCTGCGACAGTTCTGGCGCGGGTGGATCCGGGGTGGGTGAGGGCGCCGGGGGGTCTATTAGAGCCTCGGTGTCCTCTGCGGTGGGTGCTTGCGGTGTGGTCATGGGTGAGTTCTCCTGTGGTGTGGGGTTAGATGAGTTTTCGGCCGGTGAAGGAGGCCACGCCGAACACTTGGGTGATGGTGCGCGAGACAACGGTTTCCGAGCCGGTGGAGCCGTTGGAGCGCACGTCGTAGTCGACGACGATCAGGGCGGGTTGGATCTTGTCGCCTGCGTTGAGCAGGATTTCGAATTCGGCGCCGGGGCCGATGGCGCCGGTGACCTGAACGTCGTTGCGGTACAGGCACCAATGCGGGGTCACCGGACCTTTGGCCGAGTATGGGCGACACGTGGTGGCCAGCTTGTAGAGCCCGGCTTGATCCACGGTCACCGCGCCCCGGCCAAGGTCGGTGATGGTGACGCCATTGGCGTAGTCGGTGAAGGTGAAAAACGACGCCGGTAGCAGGCCCGCTGAGGTGATGGGGTCGGTATAGGTGAAACCCGATGTGGACGAGCGGGTTAGGCTCCACGCGTTCGACAAGGTGGCACTACCTCCCGAGGGGCTGTAATCGGACATCGCGAATGCTGCGATGCGGTAGGAGTCATAGGTGAACCACGACGTTGCCCGCTGAACACAGAACATGGCGTATCGATAGTCCGGGCCGGTTGCGATGGCGCCCGCGACATCGGTCGCTGAGGTGACCGGCTTGCCGTTCACGCGGACAAAGAAGTTGTTGCCGCTGCAACGGATTTCGATACGGGCGCCCTGTTTGACCGATGACAGCCCGCCTTGAAAGGTCATCGGTGTGGCGAACGTCCAGCTGGTGCCCGAGCGGGTGAACTTGCCGACGAGGACCTCGCCCTCTTTGGCCAGGCAGTAGGCGCCGGTGGTGCGATCGGCGTTGCAGCGAATGAACACCCCGGAGTAGTAGTTTCCGTTTTGGGTGTTGCCGAGCACGAATGAGGCCGACTGTCCGTCGCTGGCATAGGTGTAGTTGGGGCTGGCGAAGTAGTACCCGTCAGGGTTGCCGTTCTTGACGCCCGCATATCCCGAGTCGCCCCTGATGGTGATATCGCCGGGCGTGGGGCCGGTGGTCCAATCGGTCGCATTCAGCGCGGCCCCGTCTGCCCCGGAGAACACGAAACTGTAGCTGTTGCCGTCGCCGGTGTTCTGCTCGGTCTCCTGCTCTTGCAACGTGGTCTGTGCGGCGATAGCGCTCTTGAGCGCGTCTTGCGACAGGCCCAGCAGCGCCAGTAGCGAGTCCTTGGCCTGATTGATGCGATCCCCGATAGCGCCCGTGGTGCCAGTGCCCACGCCGTCGGCGCCGTCCTTGACCCCGGACAGGATGTTGCCGAGGTTATCGACAAGATCATCGACCCGGCTCATATCGAAATTGCCGACTACATCGGATGTGCTCAAGTAGCCACCGCTGGTGAGCTTCTGAGTCTTGTTCTGATTCAAGCCAAACCAGGCGATGAAGTCCTGCACGATATTGTTGATGGGCGTGACCACGTTGCCGTTGACAACGTCGCGGATCTGATTGAGAACCGTTTGGATGATCACCAGACCCGAGACTTGGGCCTGCTGAATCAGGCCGACAATCTCGGTCGCGGTGATCTTGCCGTCAGCGGTGATCGCCTGCAAGCGCTCTTCAATGTCGTGCACACCGGAATTGACCGCTCCCCCAACAGCATCGACCATTTCGCGCAGGTCCTTGACCAACCGTAGGTCCAGCAGGTTGGACGCCCACGCCGAGGCGTTGGAGAACCAGAACGTGCCCGCAGTCGCGCCGCTATCGAGCATGAGCAGCTGCGAGACGTACTTGACGCCAGCAGGTACCGGCCATTTATCTTGAACCGGAACCCATTGCCAGCCGTGATCACCGGATGGTTGCAGCGTGCCGCGAATGACATCGGCCAGCGGATTGCCCACCGCGTCGAACGGGGTGAACCCGACCTTGACCGGGTTCGATCCCGCGGTGGCGGCGGCGCCGGTCCATTGCGAGGCGGCGCGCAGCTCTAAGGTCTGGCCAGGGAAAACCCGGAAAGGCTCTGAACGCATGACCTGCTGTGTGCCGTTGGCGGTCGCGCGAATTGAGCCGCCCGAGATGAAGCCGGGCATCACGGAATCCCAAGACCAGAATGGGTTGGTTTTCACGCTGTCGGCGGTCAGGAACTCGCCCGCACCGTTGATCAAGTCCTGGATGATGTTGCCGATACGCGAGATAGCGATGACGCTGTTGTTAAACAGTTCCTCGGCGCCGGTCCGCAGTAGGTCGCCGAGGCTTTCGACGAACTTCTGCGGGCTCGATAGGTCGAGCTGGCTGCGTGAAAGAAACTCGGAGACAAGGTAATCGAAAAACTCATTGGCGGCCGTCAGGTCGATACCCGTGGCGTCCCTGAGCCATTGCGCCCACGTGTCGCGGATCTGCAACATGAAGTCGCGGATGCCCTGACCGGCGTACTCGGCGGCCTCGGTGAGGTCATAGCCCAGTAGCCCGGCAAGGGGGTCTTTGTCCGCGACCCGGCGCGGGCGCCGGTCAACCACTCTGGGCATGTCAGCTCACGGGGTAGGCGCGCAGGGCCAGCTGGGACCATTCGGCGTCGATGATGTACGAACCGTTACCGCCGATGCGGCGGGCGATCACATAGACGTTCACCGCCTGGCCGGCCGGGATGCGCCCGACCGCCGAGGTGGGCGACACCGCGCGCATCGGGTCGCCTTCGTGGGAGAAGTGCGGGGCGATGTGCGAGACGGTCGTGGTGTCCAGCGTGGACGGGTCAAATGGCCCCAGCGCGCAGATCGGGGCGTTGCCCGGCACCGACGGTGAGCTGTTCTCCGGCTCGATGCGGACCTCGATCTGGACCTGCGCCGAGGACAAGATGGCGCGGCGCCACCGCACGTGGCCCATCACGTCGGGATACCAGGCTGTCGAGCGTGCCTCGATGGTCAGTTGCGCGATGATCTGCTCGCCCGTGGAGAAGCTGCCGTTTTGGAATGCGCCCTGCGGGATCGTGTACAGCTCGGCGGCGTAGGGAGACATATCGCCGGGCTTGAACTTGCCGCTGGTGATGTCAAAGACGATGCCCTGGCCATCGAGCGGGTCGGCGCTGTTGTCGTAGTCCAGCGAGCCCCGGATCGTCGAGTTGTCGCCCTGCGGACCGGGAATGCCGGGGATCTTGAGGTGAAAGTGCGGATCTTCGTCGGTACCGCTGCGGTCCACCACGATCTCGCCGTACGGCCCCGAGACCGGCTGCGGGACGATCTCGGCGGACATCGACAGGTCCGGGGTGGGGCCGGGAGGCCCCTCCAGGCTGCCCTGCTCCTGGCGCCACGCGCTGCCGGTCCAGATGTTCCAGGTGCCGTTGATGTACCACGCGCGGCCCGCGTCCAGCGTCGTCAGGGTGTTCTCTCCGGCATGCAGCGCCGCGACGCTGGAATAGCCGTGGCCCCACTGCGGACGGATGATGGGCGAGGGGGTGCCCGGCTCGCCCTTTTCGCCCTTGAGCGCGTTGAGCACCACCACGGCATCCTCGGAATCGAGGGTGAACGTGCCGATGGTTTGGGGCGGGTCACCGGGCTTGCGCTGGTAGGCGTAGAACCTCAACAATCCGCGATGATCACCCAGCCAGACTGGGGCACTGGGCAATACGTCAACCACGGCTGTCCTCCTTGTTCGCCTCGTTGAAGGCCTCGGTCATCTTCTGCGCCACCAGACGGCGCACCTCGTCGGGAAGTCGTTGCGTCAGTGCGGTGGCAATCCGCTCGGCCTCGGCCTCGTCCTGTTCGGGATCGATCTCGGGGGCGTCCTCGCGCAGCACCCACTGCACGGAATCCTCGAATACCGCGTGCTGATCGGGCTGCTTGATGGCCACGATGTAGGCCAGATCCGGATGCACCCGCACACCGGCCAAAACGCCGTGCACGCACCAGAGTTGGAGCATGCTCTCGTCGATCCACAGTGTGGCGCCGTTGGGGGCCTGGCCGTCGCGCATGGCGTCGGCGAGCTTGCGTGCTTCGTCGGTTATCTCGTCGAGCTCAGCGCGGGTGAACTTGCGGTCATAGGGAAATTCGGGGAAGACCTGAGCCTCGGTCACTAGAACATGCCTCCTGCGGATGCGATGGTTGCGGCGAAGTTGGCCACGTCGCCGATGGTGCGGAATGCCCGCAATAGCCCGTCTTCCTCGCGAGTGTCATCGCCCACGAGAAGTGTTGGGCGGCAAGGCTCACCGCGCTTGAGGGTGCGACGGATGCCCTTGACCTGCTCGGTGTACAGAATCTCGGAACGCTCGACGTTGACTCGGTGTCCCAGGCCGAAATCCTTGTCAATCACGAACGGCGCCACATCGCCCACGTCCTGGTTGAACGAGACATAGGCGCGGTTCTTGTGGTCGCCGTCGGCGATGGCCTGTATCGAGCTGACGGTGTACGCCGATCCGGAGCCCGAGGCCATGAACTCGTTGCGGGCATAGGGTCCGGCCTTGGCAGAGGCAAATGGGTTGCGCCACTGCATGAATGGCAAAAACACGTCGTCGAGCTGCCCCTGATAGAGATTGTCAAGCCCGTTGACACCGTATTGCTGGTAGGCGCCCAGGCCGTAGTTGATCACCTGGGAAAGCTGGGCCAGGCCGTAGCGGATCATGAAGCTGATGGCCTGGTTGAGCCATGCCGGGCTCTTGCCGCCCGTCAGGATGGTGACGGCGCGCCGTTTGTGAATTGACATGGTGGACTTACGGATACCGCCATGTTCGGCGTCCCGATACGTGTAGGGGGAAGGCTTGGGTGCTACGCCGAGTAACTTGCGGATGAACGGGTCGGGGATGCCGTCGCCGTCTTGGTCCAGCGGAATGATCGTCGATGCCAGAAAGTCATCCAGTGTTGCTGCGATGAGGTTCATAGCGCCGTCGATGAGCGTTCCCGTGGGACCGCCCACACCCGAGTTGTCCTCGTAGGACAAGATGATGCAGGCCCGTTTCGGGCGGAACAGTTCGGCGAGCTCTGGGCCAAACATGGTGTAGGGGGCCGGATCTGTGGGCAGCCACGTATAGGCGCGGCACGTCACGCCCGCGTCCTTGAGCAGTGGCGCCTGCGCCTCTTCCAGCGACTTCCACCGCGACGAGAGCACGCACCACCGCGTCTGGTCCAGCAGCGGCACCATCGGCATAACCTGAATCGGCCAATTCAAGATATGCAGGTTTTCCAGCCATGTCTTGGGGGCGAACAGGTTTCGTGGGATTGGGTGAAAACCGTTGAGAGTGTAGATGCGAAACAGGTTGATAAAAGCCGTACTTGCGCAGGTCCAGGCCGTCGGGCCGCCGTTCATGAAAATCTTGGGCGCCTGCACCTCCGGCGGAAAGATAGGGTTGGCCGCGACGCTGACAAAGTTCGGATGATCACGAAAGCTAGTGCACTTCAACACTGTTCGAGTTGGCTGACCAGCCTCCACGATGTCGTCGATGTCATCGATCCAGCCACCCCACCGGGCCATGAAGTCGTGCGGGTTGGTGACATCGGGGTCTACCGTCAGCATCAGGTTCTCGTCATACGGGATGTCCCGCGTGATGAGCTTGCGCAGCCAGGCGAACCGCTGCCCGGCGATGGTGACCTGAGCGCCGCCTACCTTGTCGTCGAGCTCTTCCCAGACCGCCTCTTCGGGGTCGGCGATCTGACACAGCAGCCGAAAGTCTTTATCCCACACCCGAAAGAGCGGGACTTGGGGCGGCCTGTTGATGTAGGCGTACCGCTGAGACTCCAGCCGGTCCATCACCGCGCCGGTCATGGCGCTAGGTGGCATGGTCGAACCTTTGCGGTACCACGCACCAGATGCGGCCGCCTGGTCGGGAGTGGTAGACCGGCAGCGAGGCCTCCGACCGTGCCGGGATCGGCACCGAGAAGCCCTGCCCGCGTAGCCGCTCCATGATGGTTTGGCCGCGCTCGCCAGCGTTTCCGGTGATCAGTGAAGCGATCTCGGAGTTGCGGATGAACTGCAACCCGATGTTGTCCACCGGGTCTTTGTCGCTGATGGCAATGCGGTTGCAGGGGTCGGTGTCGATGAGAGTGTGCTCGTCCTCGTAGAGCGTGAAGTCGATGACCATTTCGGGCTCGCGGTGCCGACGCAGACCGCGCGGGGTGAGCCAGGACAAGCCGAACAGTCCCAGCAGGCCGGGAAAGTCGATGTGGTCCTCGGCGTCCGGGGCGGTGATGACAGCGGCCGGCCCATCGGGCAGCTTGATCCGCCCTGGTGCTTCGCAGATGAAGTAGGGCCTGATCGGTACGTCACTGCGATTGACCACACGGATCGAGCCGACCTTTTGCCCGTTGGTCGATTGCCACATGCCCACCCGGTCGGGCCGCCGCCAGCGGGGATCACCAGAGGCCGCCAGCACCAGCTCATGAAGGCTGTAGTTGGTGTCATCGGCGGTCGGGTCGTCCTCGTAGATGGTGTGCACCGAGTCGCGCAGCACCGGCAACCAGACCTCGCCGTACAGGCGTGAGGTGACGGTGAACCACGAGGGGGTATCGACCTTGAGGCCGTCCATGAACCGTCGGCGCGTCCCATACCAGCCGAATGCGTGATCATCGATCAATAGCGCCCGGAATGCGATCTCGTGGCGGCCGTCGATCCACCGCTCGAAGTAGGGGGCGCTGTTGGCGGTCTCGGACCACACACCCTTGCCGGGGATCTCACCGAGCCCGTCAATGGCGCCGTTGATCATGGCGCCCTCGACGCCCGCGTTGGGACCCGACAGGTGCCACACGTTGCCGGTCGTGTCGATGATGCGGCACTCGATGTGCTCGGCGCGCATCCGCTCGGGAAGCGCACCCCAGGAGGTATCTGCCGGTAGCGCCATCAGAAGCCCGTCGGGATCGCAGCGCCCAGCCGCGTCTGCTGGTCGGGTGCGGCGCGGCGGACCGCCGTGGCGATCTCGTCGGCGCCGGGGCCGTTCGCGGTGACCTGGATTGAGGCATCGACGTTGGGCGGTGCGAAACCGGGCAGGTTCAGGCCCGCGATGTTCAGACCGCCCTCGGTGCCGGGGGCGTTGCCCTGACCGGGCGCGGCGGTACCGCCAGCGGACACCGGGGCTGCCGAGGACGGCTGCCAGTCCGAGCCGGGTGTCCAGCCGGGTTGCTGGATGCCGAGCTGACCGTCGATGGCACCCTGTATCGGCCCCTTGAAGGCCGTCATGAATGAGTCAAACATCTTGAGGGGACCGAAGTTTGAGATGTCCGGCAGCCATGACCCGTCAAGACCGAATGTCTCCTTGAGGAACGATCCGAAGATGCCGCCCGCACCGCCGAGGTCACCGCCGCCACCGGCACCGCCAATACCATTGCCGCCCTTGGGTTGCCTAGTCTCGGTGAACTTGCCCTTTTTGGTCTGCTCCAAGTCATCTCGGGCATCGCGGGCTTCACGCTTGGCCTTCTCCAGGTTGTCCTGCGCGGTCATCCGCTCGGACTCCTTGGCCTTCTTGCTCAGCTCGGCCACCCGCTGCTCGGCGCGCTTCACCCGGTCATCGGCATCGGCCACCTTCTGCTCGGCGTCGCGCACCTTGCGCGGATCACTCTGGTAGTAGCCCGCTTCACCATTGGGGCCAACGCCAGCGGTCGCACCAGCGGGGACACCGCCACCCGCACCGCCGCCCGCCGACAGCGGAGCGGACACGCCCGCACCGCCGGAGAGCGCCGCCGTCGGCACAGCAGTCGGGACCGCACCCACACCGCGCCCCTTGCCCAGGATCACATGCAGGTGATCCATGTGGTTCTGAGTCGGGGTGCCGCGATCGGGCATGCCGGTCCCGGTGGCGAAGCTACCGCCGTATCCGTATGAGGTTTGGCGCCAGATGATCCCGTTCACATCGAGAGTGGAGGCGTTCTTCTGCAAGAAGGCCAGCACGCTATTGCCCAGCGCCATGCCCTCGGGCGAGTTGTAGTCGGGGATCATGACATCGATGGCGTTGCCCGTGCTGTGTTCGCCGTAGCCATCTTCGGAGCGGCGGCCACCAATGCGAGTGATCTTGGGCCACATCTGCATGATGGTGGTGCGCAGAAAATCGGCGCCGGGGTTCAGTCCCTCGGCATAGCGGGGCAGGCCGCCGTCAATGAGCATCGCGCGCAGGTACTCTGCCGAGGGCAACCATCCGGCATTGAGGGCCGCGACGACAGCGGCGCCGTTTCCGCGCATCGCCGCGGCCTTGACCACACCCTCATCGGTGGAAACCAAAGCCGTTGGGTACCCGCGTGTATCAACGCCGATGATCGAGTCGCTGGTGCCGGTCCCCGGCCCCCAGAGACGGCCTGCGGTGGTCCGGCCGGCAACCCCGCCAGCGGCCAGCATCGGCAGCGAGGGAATGGGCTGGATGCTCTCGCCGCGACGCGGGACACCGGGGATATCCGGCATGGTGAACGTCAGCTTGGCGGCCATGGCGTTCCACATCATGATCAGCCCGTTCACCATCGACTTGAACGAGTCCTTGATGCTGTCCCACATGCCAATTGTCTTCTCCTTGATGGCAGATGGCAGGTTGGAGAAGAAATCGACCATGGCGTTGAACTTGTCGCGGATACCGGTCCATACCCCTTCGGCGGTGTCCACGAGCCCGCGCCAGCCAGCGGCGATTCCTTCCCAAACGCGTTGCAGGAAAGGCCACGCCGTGTTGGTGAACCAATCAACGACCGCTGATGCGGCCTCCTTGATGCCTTTCCAGGCCGCATCGACGATGCGCCGGAACGTCTCGGAATGCTTGTAGGCGTAGATCAATCCAGCTGCAAGAGCAGCAATTCCGATGACAATAAGGCTGATCGGGTTGGCCGACATCGCGGCGTTGAGTAGCCACTGTGCGATCGTCCACGCTTTGGTGGCCGCGACAAGGGCGTAGTACCCGGCCGTCGTCGCACCCGAGACCACCATCGCGGCGGCCGCCGATGCCGCCGAGACCGCCATGGCCGCCAGCGCGGGCGCGAGCAGGGTGGTCAGGATGACCGCCAGGCCCCCGGCCAGCTCCTTGTTCTCGTTGAAGAACCGCCCGACCGCGATCCCTGCTGTCACAACGCCGGTAACGGTGGCCAGCAGCGTGGAGAACGCGCCCTTGACCAGATCGATGACGCCCGATTGGTCGATCTCCTTGAAGAAGTCCTTGACGTAGGGGACAGCCGCCTTAAATCCGTCCTCGGCCTTGCCGATACCCTCGGCGAGCCGGTCGGCCCACTGTTGGGCGGGACCGCTGATCACGTCGTAGAGCGCCAGCGAGAACGACTCGACCGCATTGCTGATGCGCTCCACCGCACCGGGCAGGCCCTTGGTGCGTGCGGCGGCCACGTCGGCAGCAGCCCCCGAGCGGTCCATGGCCGTGGCCATCTTGTTGAACCCGTCGGCGCCCTCCTTGGCGCCGATGCCCGCCAGGCGGGCCGCATCTGAGCCGAACGCTATGGCGGCGTTCTCCTGGAACATCTGCGGGGTCAGCCGCTTGGATGCCTCCTGGAGCTGACCCATGAGCGCGGCGAGCCCGACGAAATTGCCTTGGGCGTCGTAGGCCTGCACCCCGAGGGCATCGAGGGCAGCTGATGCCTGATCGGACGGTGCGGCCAGGTGCAGCAGCGCGGACTTGAGCAACGTACCGGCATCGGAGGACTTGATGCCGTTGTTGGCCAGCAGCGCCAGCGTCGCGGCGGTGTCCTTGGCGCTGATCCCGAACTGGTTGGCCACCGCCGACCCGGCCTGGAGCCCATAGGCGATATCGGTGATCTCGGCACTGGAGGCGTTGGCGGCGTTGGCCAGAATGTCGGACATCTTGCCCGCGTAGTCGGCGCTCAGGCCAAAGGCGTTCAGGGCGTTGGACTGGATGGTGGCGGCCTCGGCGGCGGAGATACCGGCAGCGGCCGCCAGCTGGAGCGTGCCCTTGGCAGCGTCCATCGACTGCTGAACATCGAACCCACCCTTGGCCAGTTCGGTCATGGCCGCAGCGGCGTCGTTGGCCGAGGTGCCCGGCAAGCTGATGTCGTTGCCCAGCTCACGTGCCCGCGCGCCCACCTGCGCCATCTGCTCTGCGGTGCCGCCCGATACCGCCCGCATAGTGTTCATCGACCGCGTGTAGTCCAACCCGACTGTGAGCGCCTTGGTCAAGGTGGTGGTCACGGCGGCCACCCCACCGACGAGGCCGGCCGCGCCCGCCAAGCTCCCAGTTAGGCTGCGCGCACCCGATGCCGCCGCGCCGAGCGCGTTGCCGGTGGCGCCGCTGACGCGAGAGAGAAGACCGAACTTGACCGCCGCGCCCTCGGCAGCATCCCCGGCATCCTTTTGGGCCTTGGCGAGGTTGACTTGGGCGTTGCGCAGCGCGCCCGTGGCGTTGGTGTGCGCGTTCTCGGCCTGCGTGAGGTTGCGCTGCGCGGCGGCCACCTTCTCCTCGGCCGCCGCCAGCCGCCCGGCATCGGTGACACCCTTGTCGCGCAACGCTTGTAGCTGGGCCTCGGCCACCTTGACCTTGCCGGTTTGGTCCTCAATCTTCTTCAACGCCGTGGCGACTTTCGCGCTGGACGATTCCACCTTGCCCTTGGCCTGCTCGACACCAGCGGCGATGGCCGCGCCCGCGTCCACACCTGCCTTGGCGCCCGCCGCTTTCAGGGGTATACCGAGCTTGCTGGCGATCTCCTTGGTGATGTTCTCGAAAGACAGCGCCACCGGGAGCATGGCGTACCCGATGTTGGTCTTATCGGCCATCATTGACCCCCTCTGGCGTTGCGTTTGGCTCTGGCGATGTCATCGGCCACCGTTCGGCTGTTGTGCGCTCGTGCGCGTTTGCGGGCAGACTCGCGCCGTTTCTCCCGACGCTCGGTGGCTTGCTTCTGCGCGTGGGCCTGCTCGCCGTTGCGGTCGTACTGGTGTCCGGTCCAGGCGGTCACCATGTCGGCCATGAGGTGAGCGTGTAGGTCCCACGCTGATTTCCCGTTGGAAAAGTGCAGGGACAGAGCCGATGTGGCGGGTAGATGCGTCACGCGTACATGGATCATGCGCAGCGTGAGCCGCCGTATCCCCTCGGAGTCTCGACGCCAGCGGTCCCGGTAGTCGATGTGATGGAACGTCGAAAGATCGGCCTCGACGAGATCGCAGTGGAACCGGAGCAGGGCCAGAAACCCGCGCAGTGCAACACATGTCGGAGGCACTGTGCGGATCACTGGCGCAACTAGTTTCCCAGCGCGGCGGTGAATCCGGACGCTTCGGCGATGGCGTCGGAGAGCGCCCGCAGATCCTTGACGGTGTTATGCCGCGCCTTGAACGCGCCGTACTGTGCCGGTCCGAGCACGCTTCGCAGCAGCGTGGATGGTAGTCCTCGTTCGGCTGCCTCCAGCGCTTCAATCGGCCAATCATCCACCGTGGCAGGCACTTCGTAGGCGTGGCCGCCGTAGGCGACCTGCTGAGTCTCGATGCCCTTCGCCTCGGCCTCGGCCGGACTTGTTGTCTGCTTTGCCATTTCAGATTCTCCCTCGGCTCCCCGGCATTGACAGGTGAAGCCACCCCGCGCCGGGCCGAGGGAAACGGCGCGGGGTGACGGCTGTGGTTACTTGGAACCCTTTGCGGTGCTGCGGGCTTCGTTCTTCGGCGGGTCCTCGCCTTCGGCCTCGGCTTCGGTGTCGGCCTTGGCGGCGGCGTTGATGGCCCGCGCCCGTTCGCCGCCCGATTCGACCACCTCGGGCTCGACCTCGCCAACGAGCTTGGCCTCCTTGCGGGCAATGAGCGCCTTGGCTGAGTTCTCATCGACCGCGATGACCGCGCCAGCGGGGAAATGCTCTGTTTCCTTGGTCAGCTCCACTCGGATCATGGCTATGCCGCCGACTTCTGGAGCGCGAACAGCTCCTTGTTGCTATTGGGGAAGATGCGGGCGGTGAACCCGTATCCGTCTGCGGCGCCTTCCTTTTCGTTGGCGTTGGGCGCCCAGATGCGCGAACGCAGCTTGGAGATGTAGCGCGTGGTGTGACCGAGATCGTCAACCAGCTGGAACGCGATAAAGCGGCTGGCGGGCTTGGGGACCACGATTGCCGTGTCCGTGGACCCCGGCCAAATCAGTGATGTAGTGGTCTCGTTGTCCTCCAGGGCGGTGAACTTGCGTTCCACCTTGAGGTTCTTGCTGGCCACCTTGACCACGCCGTAACCCCATGCGGTGATGTCGGTTTCGTTCCACTCGCGGGTGTTCTCGAAACCGTTGTCGCCGTGCAGGAGGCCGACGTACTTCCACAGTGCGGGCCACGGGTCGGTGATCGTCGCGGGCAGGTTGTTGGTGGTCGCTGGCGAGGTGATGTCGTACGGACTGTCCGTGCCGGTGTAGATCAGCACATCAGCGCCGTCCCACAGCTTCACGTTGTCGGCATTGCCGGCCATTGTGATTCTCCTTCTTGTCGAGTCCGGGCGACGGCGCGCACGGACAAACACCGACAACCCCTGTGGTGGTCGGTGAAACTTGTTGCGGTCCTGGGCCGCCTACTTGGTAGCGATGTGAATTCCGGCGCTGGCAGCCGCGCGGGAGAGCACGCCGTCGGCGGCCTGGTCGAACGCGCGGACCTTGACCGCAGCCACAGCGCGGTCGGTGGTGTACTCGACGACCTCGGCCTCGATGCCGGTCGCGGCCGCGATGTCGTTGGCAACCGATGTGACAACGGCCTGTGCGGCTGCGCCTTTGGCCAGTTCGGCGATGGCCTTCTTGTTGAGCTTGAACGTCGGGCTCTTGGCCATCAGATCTGCCTGGCTCGTGCTTGGACATTGACCAGCGTGGAGGCGAGCACCGCCCCGGTCTTGGGGTCTCGAGACTCCAGTACCGGGCCGACGCCGTGGACCTTGATGCCCGGCAGGCGGGCGGTGGACAGGTGGCCCGCCGCTATGCGGGCGAGTTCACCGACGGCGGTACGGACTCGTCCGCGCGCGGTGATGCGAATGACGTGATAGGACCGCACGATCTGCCCGGACCAGGCCACGACGACGGGGCCGCCGTCGTCGGCAAGCACGATGACCGGCGCCTCGTCGGGTGTCCATTCGTCGGGCACCGCGTCGGCGACGGTCACGCCGGAGAACTTCGGGGCCAGCCAGGCGCGCAGCAGCGGCGCGGGGGCGGCCTGCACACGCATCAGGTGCCCTTGCCGGTCGCGGAGTGGCACAGCACGGCGATACCGCCCCGGCCACGTGAGTTCCATTCCTGCATGCGGCCAAGGCATTTGCGGTCGCGTACCTCGATGCGGAAGGGCTTGGCCAGCACGGCTGCGGTCGCTGTCCACACCCCGCCCGCGCCCCGGTGGCGCAACGGCAGGTAGGTGGTGAATTCCACCGAGTCGAGATCGCCGCCAATCCCGAACCGCAACAGCGTGTTACCGGGCGCAACCTCGTAGGCCAACAGGCGCAGCGGTGCGCCGTCGGGCAGCTGGTCGCCGGTAATGGGGTCCTTGCCGCCAAGCGGGGTGACCGTCACCCACTCGGTCACGGCGTGGGCTCGAGTCGGTAGAGGTCGAACGTGGCGCGTTCGGCGTCGCTGAATTGTGAGTGAGCGCTCGATGACGTAGTTGCCCCGTACTGGAACGGGCCGATGCCGATGAACGGGCCACCGCCGATCATGGTTGATACCCGGTCAACCATGGACAAGATGGCGCCTTGCCAGTTCGCGGCCTCGTCGTCGGTGAAGCCGTGGGTCATCGTGACGCTCAACGCACCGAGCTCGTGCGTCCACCACGGCGGGCCGGGTGCGATTCCGGGCCTCTTGCGGACCATGCCCTGCCGTGAGATCTCCAGTTGGGCAGGGGAGTAGACCGTCTCATCGGTGGCCCCGCCGTAGCGTGCGCTGCGTTCGCGGATCTCGGCGAGCGAGATGAGCTTGAGGGTGGGCAGCATCAGCGTGTTGCCGCCCGGCCCGTCAAGCTCCACCGTGTCGCCGGTCTTGACCGGCGTCACGTGCCATCCGCAGTACGCACGAGCAGCGGCCAGCGCTGCCCGCAGAAGGCGGCCAGTCTCCGGATCATCGGCGACCAGCCGCCCCTGCGTGTACTGCTCGACGGCAGCCTCGTTCAGCTCGGGCATTAGGCCTCGGCGCTGCCCTTGTGGGCGGGAGCCTTCGGCGCGGCCTTGTTGGCCGGTGCCTTGGCCTGCTTCTCGCCGCCAGCATCCCCGCCGTCGGCCTTGTCGCCGTCGCCAGCGTCGTCCTCGGTGTCAGCCTTGGTGTCGGCCTTGGTGTGCGGGATCAAGCCGCGCGCCTTGGCGTCCTCGTCGGAGAGCTGGATGGTGGTTGTGCGGCCCCAGGGGTCGCCGGTGGCCACTTCGTACTCGCGCAGAGTCATCAGGCCACCGCCGTCTTGCAGAAGGCGGGCGGGCGGGTGACGCCGAACGCGTTGCGCTCCTCGGCCAGCACCGCCACCAGGTTGCGGATGAAGAAGTCCGCGTGCGAGTCGGTCATGGTGATGCTGGTCTGCTCGCGGTCCCAGATGACGGCCTTGGAGAAGTCGCCGGGCAGTGCGTGCGTGTCGGGCATGATCTCCGAATCGACGACCGGCAGACCCCACAAGGTGGTCACTCCGGTGTTGAACGGTCCGGCGTAGTAGTACCGGCCCATCTCGTCCTTGGTGAGCTCGATCTGCTCCTTGACTGCCGGAGAGACCAGGATCGCGTTCGGCTGTACGCGGCCCACGGTGCGCAGCTTCGTGATCGCCTTGCGCAGGGAGGTGAAGATGTCGGTCGTGAACGCCTGCGTCTGGATGCCGGAGGTGTTCAGGATGCCGGTGTGGTTCTCACCCACGCCGTTGCCGTTGAGGAACTGGTTGTCCTCGGCCTCGGCGATATCGAGCTGGAGCTCATCGTTGATCAGGCCCTCCAGCTGCGCCACGTCGGCAAGTGCCCGCTTGGAGACCGGCACCCACTCGGCGATGGTCTTGACCGTGGCCTGCTTGACCTCGAATGCCCACGAGCCTTCGGGCTTGTAGCCGCCGTTCGGGTCGGTCACCAGTGGGCCGGCCGAACCGGGCGCGGTGGGCGCCGCTGCGCTGCTGGCTTCCGGAACCGGAGCGGCGTTGTTGGTGTGGCTGGTCTCGCGCACGTACTCCACCACATCGGAGGTGGTGCGACGCTTGGCGCATAGATCGCGCAGACGCAACGGCCGACGGCCCAGCATCTCCACAATGTCGGTGCGGTCCGGGACGATGAACGCGCCAGCGCTGGTGCGGGACTGACCCACGAACAACGACTTGAGCGAGATCGCGTCGGACTGGATTTTGGCGCGGTCCGGGATGCGGAACTCGCCGTTGCCGGTCTTGAATCGATCCATCATCGCCTTGAACTCCGGCGACTGGATCACGGTCGTACCGAGGCTCAAATTGAGCTCGGCATGGCCGCCCTTGGTTTCCGGGACGCCGATGTTGTCGGCAAAGGTCTTGGCCTCGGCCAAGATTGCCTCATCGGCCTTGACCGCCTTGATGGCTTCCAAGATGTCCTTGGCGGCCGCCACGGCGGTGTTGTACTCGACCTGCTCGTTGTCCTTGAAGTCGCGGCCGCCTTCGGCCTCGGCCTTCTCTGCGATGTCGCGCGCCGTCTTGAGTGCCGCGTCGGCGCGCTCCTTGAGCTGCAACAGTCGTGCAGACATGTGAATCTCCTTCTGATTCTTTGGATTTAGATCGCGCTGGCTAGTTCCAGCTCGATCAACTTGTGCGCCGAGGATGCGACGGGCGACTTGCGGTTGGCCTGAACGGGCGCCGCTTCGGGCGCTGGCTCAGACGGGCCGGATTCGCTGGCCTTGTCCTCGTCAGGTGTGCTGCCGAGAGCGCAGAGCACACGGCTGATGGCCTCGTGTGCGTCTCGTAGTTCGCTCTCGTTTTTGGCCGACAGCACGCGGCCAGCCTTGGTGTCCGCTGCGATTTCGCGTGCCTTGACGGCAAGGATCTCGGTGTCCTGGTTGGCGCCGATGGTCACCACCGACACCTCGTAGAGCTTGAGTTCGCGCAGCTCGTAGAACGATTCGGTGGGCACGGTGCCGTCCTCGCCGACGGTCGCACCGGCCTTGGGCCGCTCGGCCATGCCGCCGTCGAGAATGTCGTAGGCGAAAGACATCTGATTGACGCGGCGGCCCTTGAGCATCTTGTACACCTGCAACCCCTTGGGGTTGGAGGTGTCGATCTGCGCGGTAACGAGCAGTCCGTGCTCGTCCTCCACCGCGGACTCGACGTGCCCGATGTTGTAGTCCGGATCGGACATGTTGTGCCCGAACAGAAGCGGTATCGGACTGCCCGACTTCGCCCACTCGGCAAGGGAGTTGGCGAATGCGCCCTTGACTACCACGTCGCCGTAGCTGTCGATGTTGCTGAATACGCTGGCGTACGCGGTGAACTGACCTTCAGCGAGCCCGTCGTCGGGTCCGGCCTTGATCTGTATGTTCGCCATTTTGGTGCGCATGGGTGGTACTCCCTTACTCGTCGTCGTCGAGTTCGTCGGTGGCTTCGTTGTCAGCCGGTTGCTCCGGGGCCTGGTCGTCAGCCGGTATCGGGTTGCGGTCGCCGTTCTGAGTGAGGTTCAGCGGCTTGATCAGGTCGTCGCCGCCCTCCACGGGTGGCCGATTGTCCAGGGCGCGTGCCTCATTGATGGTTAGCCAGGGTCCGCCGACGGCGGTCTGCATGATCCCGGCGCGGTCCTTGAAATTGCCCGTCAGCTTCTCGCGCAGGTTGAACTCGCAGAAGAATCGCTCTGGCGTCACAGGCTCCAGCTCGGGGAGCAGCTGGAGGTCGATCTCGTCCTCGATCTGTTCGAGCAGAGGGCCGAGGGTGTCTTGGTACAACATGGCGTGCTGCTCGGTGATGTTGGCGAACGTGGCCCGGTCCAGGATGCCGATCATGGGCGGCGGGATGAAGTAGGACCGGCATACCTCTTCGTCGGTGAGCTTGCGGCCCTCGATGTACTGCAAGTCTTTTGCGGTTTGGCTGGCCTGAACGAACGTCATGCCGTCCTCCAGCACTGGGGTGCCGCCCGCTTGGCTGGCGTCGGCCCCCGCGTACTGAGAACGCCAGGACTCCTTGAACTTCGCGCGAGCCTCCTTGGTCCACGCGGGGGCCTCCTTGGGCCGGGAAAGGTATCCGGACATGCGGGCGCCGTTGCGCATGATCTGGTCGCGCATGTCGCTGGCCGACCACTCTTCGCGCAGGATTTGACGCAGCGACTCCAACGGCGAAATGCCGATGTCGTAGATGCCGCCGTAGCCGCGCACATAGAACACGTCATCAGCGGGGATGACTTCACCGGCACTGCCAGCGGGACCGGCCACCTTGAAAGCGGTGGGGGACAGGCCCGGTGAGTTGTAGTTGTCCGGGGTCACCAGCCGGGGCGGTAGGTGCTGGAGGCCAACCAGTTTGGATCCAACACGCAGCTTGCGCCAGTAGGCAACGTCGTAGATGCCCAGATCATGGATGAGCGTTGACTTGAACCGATACGGCGTCATCTTGGGGTTGGGCCGGTACAGCAGTTTGGCCAGGGGGTGCTCGAACACCTTGGCTCGCTCGGCCTCTGACTGGCGCTCGAATACCCCGATGCCGAGTTGGGCGATGTTGCGCGCCAGGAACGACACGACGCGGCGCACCGAGGGTTGTAGGCGCCAGATCTCGAAATACTCCAGTGATAGGAACGGCGAGATGTCGATGCGCTGCTGGATCGGGGAGTACCGAGACCATGGCGTACCGATGGGGATCGGGGTACCACCGCTAACCGTGATGCCCATCAGGGGACCTGTACGTAGTCCACGTTGCCGGAGTCGATGATGATCTCGCCATCAGCCGGTATCCATTCCTGGCCAGGCTCGTACACGCTGGCCGCGCGCAAGATCAGCTTCGGGCCTGCCTCTTTCACGAGGACACCACGAATTGTGCTACCAGAGTGCAGGTTCCATACGGCCTCACGCCCTACTGCGGGATGCTTGCGCTTAAACAATCATCAGCTCCTCGTCCTCGTAGGCCGAACGACTCTCCGGCTCAAGTGTTTCCAGTCCCCATACCGCGCCGATTACGGCTTGCAGTGGTGCGGCGTCGGTGGGCGATTTGGCTCGGTCGATGACCCACGCACCTTGCGCGAGTACTTTGATGGCGGCGCTGGTAGCCGCCGCGTCGAGGCCGGGGTGTTCCAGGTGGCGCAGGGTGCGCTCGTTCATGTGGTCCCAGACCTTGCCGGTGGCGATCCCCAGATCAGCGCCGCCCCACTCGATCACGTTGAGGCCTTCGGCCTTGGCGTCCTCGATCAGCGATGTGACGGGGGCACCGTTGGATTGCATGACCACGGCGGCGAAACCGTCCTGGTGTTCGACCAGCCAGGGGATCACCCAATCGGTTCCGGAGCGGTCGGCGCTTATGCCGGCCACCGGCTTGCCGTCATCGTCGAGGCCTACCCGCGCGACATACGCGTGTGTGCGTGACCAGGAAACGTCCACGCACACAACTCGGGGACTGCCCTCTGCGGGGCGTGCGGTGTTGTCCAGCGTGTCGGCCCACGAACTCTCGGGGAACGGTCCGGCGTCGGACATCGAGACCCACCGGCACAGCACCTCGGTCTCGAACATGTGCGGCGGGTTGCCCCGCAGTGCCCCGGCGATGGCCCGCTCGGTGACGCAATCCTCGGTGATTTCAGTGTGATTCATCGAGGGGTTGGCCTGTGCCCATGCTTGCCGGTCGGTGCGCTTGGCCTTGGGGGGTGCTGACCATTCAAACCAGCCGGTCATTTCCTCGTCGGCGTGCTCGGCGAGGTATTCCTCCATCTCGGCGTCGAGCTCGCCGAGTACCGCCGCGTCCGCGTCGCCGTCGGGCCACCCGAGCGCTTGGTGTGCCGTGGTGCGCAGCCAGCGCAGAACGATGGACATCGCATCTCCAGCGTTGGAGAACGCCCACGCCTGACCACGGGGACGGGCGTTCATCGCGTTGGTGACGGCCGCCCACGACTCCCAGTTGGTGTGCTCGCGCAGCTCGTCGAGCAGAATCAAGTCGCCGGAGAAGCCGCGACCGCCGCGACGAGTGGCAGCGGCCACCTGATAGTCGCGGAACCATGGGGTCTCGTCAGTCTTGGCCAGCCGCAACATCTTCGGGTGGCCTCGGTCCACCTTCTCGATGAAGTGCGCCAGTTCCTCGTCGCCCTCGGCCCACTGCACGGCCTCGTCCCATGCCTTCTCGGCGCGGGCCAGATCCTGCGCGGTGCCGATGACCATCTTGGAATCGAGCGCGTACAGGTGCCACAGCGCCAGCACGAGCAGAATCAGCGACTTGCCGTTTTGCCGGGCCACCTCGACGATGACGAACCGGAATCGGTAGGTGCCGTCCTCGTTGAGCTCCAGCGCGTGAATGAGCAGCCACTCTTGCCACGGGAACAACCGCAGCCCGAGCAGCTGCTCGGCGAACGCGATGCACGCGAACCCGTGCGAGGTCTGCGGAGTCAACTCACGGCGCGGCGGGGTGAAGATGCGCGGCTCGGTGCATCCGAGGATGCGCTTTGCGCACGCGGTACTCAACCCGTGGCCTCGCCGGTTCCGGTCTGGCGGGTCATCGCCCGCACAGCGGCGAGCTTGCCCTTGCCGACACTGCCGCTCTTGCGCAGCTTGTCCATCAGTTCGGAGAGCTGCCGGGCCGCCGAGGGGTGCTGCGCGATGGCCAGCTGGTTGTCGAGTACTCGCGCCAGCGCGTACGCCGTGGCCACCAGGCCGGGCCGCGACGCGGCGACCCCGAGTGTGTCAATCTCAGCTATCACGCCCTGCTGTACGTCGCCGATCACCGAGGCTCGCGGCGCGCTCTGCTCGCCACCGGCGTTTGCTGGCATCGACCGCACGGACGCCAATTTGCGGCCGGACTGTTCCGCGCCCTTCTTCCGCTGCCGGAGCTCCTTGCGGTACTCCGAATTGGCGAGTTTGCACTGGTCACAGCGACAACCAGCCAGGTATCGGGTGCGATTGTGTACGTCAGGCATGGGACACGCCTCCTGTACAGCGGTCGCGGGATATGTTCAGGTCCAACGGCGTTTGCGAAAAGGGAGCCTTACCGCGGAGTCGCCTGCCAGCTCGTTTGCAGAGAATCGAACCCCCCTCCCTACCAGGGGTTTTGCATCTGCCAGCTAACTCTTTGACCTGCGGTTATGCGCTCTGCAAACACCGCTCACCAGTCGGGTTGGACCCATCTCCGCTGCTCAGGCGGTGTGTCCTGCCGTGCTCGGTTGCACCGGCAGTGAGAGGGCCGAAGGTTGGTCATGTCGTAGGCGAGGTGAGGATGGCTCTCGACGGGTTGGTAGTGGTCGGGCTCGAACGCCTCGGGGGTCTGTGGCGCGGCGGCGTAGTCGATGGGCTGACGACACAGCCAGCACACCGCGCGGGTGGCCTTGCACCGCTGCCGGAACTCACGCTTGACCTTGCGCTCAAGACTGCCGTTGCGCAGGTTGCTCATCGGGTTGTCGCCTACCATCCCAGCTCATGACAATGAAGCCATCCGACATTGAAGATCTCAGGGCCGAGGCGTGGAGCCGCCTCAATGGCGGTGCATCGGCGATCTTCTCGCGGGATGCCGCTGACCATCCGGACGGTGAGCGGCATCTGGAGTACGCGAAGGTACAGGCGTTGCTGTCCATCAGTGCCGAGCTGGGGCTGATACGCGCGATGTTGGAGCGCAAGCAGGGTGGCAGCTAGACCGGTCGCGTTCGGTGCCATGTGCAGTAGGCGGCCATGAGCGCCGAGGCCAGCGCTGGCACGTCCTGCATGGGCAGTTTGTCGGGCACGTTGCGGATGGCCACCGCGTCACCGTGTGGACTGATGGGCACGGTGCCGTCAGACCATGGCTGCGCGGTGATGGGTACTCGGACGTAGCGCCGGCCGGACTCGTAGGACTCGACCTCGGGTAGTGCGATCACCATGTGACCCTTGGTCTTGAGGGCATCGGGGAGCACCGAGGCGATGAGGTCGGCCACCTGCGCTTGTGTGTAGATGACGGTCTCGGTGGCGCCTTCGGCGCCGATGGTCGTCTTACGGGTATGGCCAAACAGGCTCGGGATGGCCTCGATGACCTCACGTATAGCCTTGCGCGCGTCCATCGGGTAGTTCTACGCCGAGGGCCTGACATAGGGGCTCTGGCGGGCCATGATCCCGCATCTTGGTTTCCACCCGGAACTTGTGTCGTACGTTTCCACCGGGGACTTGTTCACCCGCTCTAACCTCTTGAGCTACAGAACCAGCTATCAGGGCGTGATGTGCCGACCCTTGATACGACGAAACCCCCAGCTAGGCCGGGGGTTTCATGCAGTAGATACAGCTCACCTACTGGCATGTTGAGCGCCATTTTGCCACACGCTCGCATCGTCGCTGGTCAGGCACGCTTTGCGTGTCGCGGTCGCTGCGCCCGCACGCGGCGCACATCGCCGATGCGAACCATCTGGTGGCCGTTGGCGTCATGGCCGCGAACCGGCACATGCCCGTTTTGGATCCACCGTTCGATGGTGCGCTGCGGTACGTGCTCATCGAGGCGGGGCAGTACCACGTCCACCAGCTCGCGCACGGTGGCGTTGCGGTCGTCGAGCTCGCCGAGGTTGTGTGCCAGCACGTCGGCCACTATGTGCCCTACACCGCACCGTGGGCACACGATCTGGTTGGTTTGGTGCGGCGCGGTGAGCGCGTATCCGCATCGGGTTGTCCTGTCGCCCTGCTCGGTTCGTTCCTTGAGGACAGCCTCGGGTGCGGGGTCGGTGATGCACGGCCCGATGGTCATCGGCTCCGGCGGGCGATTGACCACGCGGGTGGCAGAGCGGAACACGCGCTCGATCTCATCGCAGATCTCGGCGGCGTTCTCTTGCAGGGCCACGTCGCCAGCGTGCCGGTACAGCCATTTGGCCATGCGCGCCAGGGTGGTCACCGGCAGTGTGTCCTCGCCGCGCTTGCCGGTGTAGGTCGCCCGCAGGTTCTCGGCTGACGGCTCGGGTGCGCGCAACTCCGGTGCCCCGTCGCAGTCGTCGCACAGGGCGCCGGTCGCGGACGTAGGCAGCGCGACATAGCACCGTGCGCAGGCATCCGGCAGTGCAGCGGTCGTTGCATCGGGCACGTACACCCGTGTGGGCTCGGGATCGTTGGCGGGCACGGGGCTTGGCTGCGTGCGGAACTCGGGTACTTGCAGCCCCCGCGTCTCGCACATGTCGCGGATGGTCGTCGAGAGCGCATTGCCGATGCGGTCCAGCTCGTCGCTGGCGTGCCCGTTGGCTCGACCGAGGGCCAGGGCGTGCCATAGGGCGGCCTGATATCGCTCCTGCTGGTCCCTTTCGGTTGGTGCGCTGTCCTTGTCGCGGGGGAACGGTTCGACGTGACTCACGAGGGTGTCGTCGCCGTGCAGCACCCGACGGCGCCCGCCGCGACCACTGGGGCTGAGTCTGGCTTGCCCGACGGCGGTCTCGGTGAGCCGGTCCAGCCACCAGGGCAGCGCGCGCAGACGGTCGCGCAGCTCGCTCACGCACGCCTTGCACGCGAACAGATCGGTAGCGCGGTCGCAGCGCTTGCACTTGGTCATTCGGTGAAGCTCCTTGCTATCTGGTCGAATTGGGCATCGATGTCCCGCTGTTCGTAGTGGTCAAGGAGTGCGCGTTGCCAGGGCTGCACCGCCAGCCCGAGGTCTAGGCACATCTGCCATATGCGCTCTGCGTCGCCGTGCTTCATTGGCCGGCCTTCTTGGGTGGTGCGCAGATCGAGGCACCGGGCACTGGTCGCACGTGGCCGTCACAGGCGGCACATCGGCGGTTTCCGTTGGCGTCGTAGTAGTGCCACAGGTTGTGTCGGCAGCGACGTACTTTCAGCGCCCGCCCATCGATGTCGCGCTCCCTCATCGCGCACACCCGGCAGCGAACGCGGCGAATGCTTCGGTGCTGGTCTCGAAATAGCACCACGGCTCGCACTCGTCGAGTGCGTGTTGCTTGCAGATGGTCCAGCGAGTCCATCCGTCAGTCCGCTTGTGGATGCGCCAGGGTGCGGGTGAGGGAGCTGGCTTGCGCGGCTCGTCGTGTACCGCGCCGTCGTGCCAGTAGCCCTCGGCCAGCGTGCCGTCGTCGAGCAGCACGGCCACGCGAGCGCCGTCGGTCAGTCCGGGGCAGGTAAACCACTCGGGGTCCGTTTTCTGGGTCATCGTGTCTCCGTTCGCATATCGATTCCTGGGGCTGAGTTGAACGCTGGCGGGATTTCAGGGGGTTGGTGACTATCCGGTCGCGGCGCGGGGATTTTCGAGCGCTGCGCGGGCTCTGGCGGCCCCGGCTTTGGCGACCTCGGATCGGTCAACGTGATCACAGACGCGGGTGCCGTCGTAGCCGTCGGAATCGCAGATCTCGCACAGTGCGATGGCTGCGAGTTTGGCCTCCAGGGCTGCCTGCTGCTCGGATTCGCGCTGGGCGCGGTGGATCTCGGCTCGGACACGCCGCGCGTCAGCGCAGGCGCCGCAGGGCGCGCTTGTGCCGTCGGGATGCTTCGAGCAGTGGGGGGTCTTGTCCTCGCCCGCGTCTACCAACGCAAGATCCCCTACCAACTGATTACTTACTTGGTGTGGAGTGGTGTGGGGTGGTGTTGTTGGTGGGACAGACGCGTGACCGGACGCGGGAGTCACGGTATCTGTCACGCGTGACCGACTGCGTGACTTAGCCTTCCGCTGGCGTGCCTGCTCCCTGGCCGCAAGTATGTTGACCTTGAGGTTTTCTGGTTTCCAGTCGTGGAACCACCAGCCCTCCTCGCCATCATTTTCGCCTCGGCGCCATAGCTCGGCATCGACGAGTTTTCGTGCTTTTGCAGCGCCTTTCGGCTGCTGTTTTACCCACCATTCGGCCACAAAACCGTCCGTCAAATAGGCCATGCAATGCGATCCGGCGCGTGTCCACATGCCCAGCGCCTCGTCTCCGGCGCGCTGCGCCTTGGGGTGTGAGTGGAACGCATCATCGACGGGGAACCACATTTGTGGCCGCCACCTTTCTCTCGGAAGTGGTTCGGAATCGCTTCTGGTCGCAGTCGTCGCAACGTGGCCTACCGGGTGCGTGTGGCTCGGTCAGGCACGCGATGCACAGTCCGGCGCGATAGGCCTTGGTTGACTCCGCGGTGCGGGTCATTCGTCTGGCCAATCGGATATCGAGTACTCGGGGTTGTCATTGGGGGCGCCGACCATAAGCGGCTTGCCGTCGGCCTGGTAGTGGCTGATCCGCCACCAGCCAGAGTGGGGCCGGGTGCGTATGGCCACCACGTCGCCGCCAATGACCGGCGAGTGAGCGCTCCAGATGTGCATGCGCCGCAGGTTGATCAGCCGGTGCTCGCGGTCGGTGAACCGCCATTTGCGGCCCCAGTAGATGAGCGTGCAGCGGTGCGGTATCCGGTTGCGCCACACAACGACCAGGGGCTCGACAGGCCCCCTCACGGTGCCACCTCGAACAGCGGGTCCATCATGTCCAGTAGCGGGTCGTGCCCGCAGCTCGACGAGCACACGGCGTTGCGGGCGAACTCTTCGACCTCATCGGGATCGGCGTAGGCGCCTCCCCATCCCCACCGTTTGCGGTGGTCGGGAATGTCGTTGCGGTCGGCTATTTCGGCCTCCACCTGGCCAACCTCGATGATGAACGGATCATCTGGGAACGCTTGGCGCCAGCGCTCGGGTTCGCCGGGGCTGGCATTGGCCAGGCAGCCACACTCGCCGGACATGCCGAGCGTTCGGGCCACGGGGTTGCGCGGGATCTCGGGGTGCATGAGCCGATACGTGCGCAGATCGGCTTTGTGCCACACGGCCATCGGCGAATTCCAATCGATGGTGCCGTACGCGTCGTGGTACGGCACCGTGGCGCGGACCTTGGACTCAGGACGGCGACGGCCCGCGATGAACACCAGGCGGTCCTTGCGTGAGCCGCTGATCCCGAAGTCGTGCGGAATCCGTTCCAGGGCACGTTGCTTGAGCCGCTGGTACATGATCGCGTGCGCGGCCGGCCCAGGGAATCCACCGGGCCACGAGCGCACGAGCTCGCCCGTTTTGCGGCTGCGCGCCATCACGTTTCCGCGTACCAGATCGAAATACCCCTGACCGGGCTTGGGGCGGTGTTCGATCAGCGGCATATCCCACGCGGCGGCGGTGGTGCGCACGAACTGCCGGGTGGCTTCAATGCCGGTCTCGGTGTTGGCGTGGACGTGATGCGTTGTCACGTCGCGGAATACGTTGGCGACCGTGTAGGAGTCATCGCCGCCGGACACCAGCGCGCAGACCGCGGCCACATTCTTGCCGTTGAGATAGCGGTCCATCGCGTACTCGAACTTGCTGCGGGACAGCGCAACAAGTGACCTGACGCGCTCCTTGCGCTCCGGCAACGTCAGGCGCATCACTAGCTCGATAGGTGTCGGGACCTCCGGATGTGGGTCGAGCGGGTCATGCACGATTGGCACGTCATCGGCATATCCGAACGGCAACGTTGGGGCCGGTTGGCGATGTCTGGATACCCGTGCGCTGCCGCTCATGAGGCCACCACCTCGGGGTACTGGTCCCAGGTGCGCCCGTCCAGCTCCCGCCCGGCGCGCTTCTTGCCGACGCGGCGGATGGTCATGTCACCGGCCGGCGCAAACGGTGCGTGCGCGGGCTTGCCGTCAACCAGCAGTCGCACCTGACCGCCGGTTGACAGGAACGCCGCAGGTGCGTTGCACCCGTGAAGCCCCAGGCGTTCCGGCACCCAATCGCCCCACTGTTTGAACAGGAACGGCACCCCGGCCCCGATGCACTGATCGCGTAGCGAGCGGGCCCAATCGGGATGCATCGGCCTTGCGCTCGGACCGGATTCGCCGCCGACGATCACCCAGTCGAGGTGCCCGATCCAGAACACCGAGTCTTTCCCGATCGGGTCGGCATGTAGGTCGATCGGCCCGAGAAGCGGCTCGGCGCTGACGAACCGTACGGCGGCTGGCGTGTCGAGCAGCGCCGGGATGCGGTGGTCGGCGCGCTTCTGGTCCTCGGCGCTCACGCCCAACCAGACGTTGGGCAACGGCCACACCGGCACCCGCCAGTCGCGCGGTAGCGGCCAGTCGGACGGTGGCTCGGCCCATACACGGCCGACAGCTTGCAGGAAGTAGGCGCTGTTCAGCAGCGACCGCATGCGCCCATGCCGCTTGGTGAGCAGCTGGAAGGTGTGCCGCGGCGCGAGCGCCATGACGGCGAAGACGCGGGCGATGTACTCGTCAGGCACCTTGTCGTGGAACAGGTCTGACATCGAGTTGACGAAAATTCGGCGCGGCTTGGTCCAGCGCAGCGGCAAGCCGAGCTTGTCGGGCCGCAACTGCACATCGAATCCGGTCTCGAAATAGTGCCCCTTGGTTCCGCGCCAGCGTTCGGCGAACGTCTCGGCGTAGCAGTGATCGCAGCCTGGTGTTCCCACTTTCGTGCAACCGGTTACCGGATTCCATGTGGCATCAGTCCATTCGATGCCGGTCTTGTCGCCCATCACTTCCACCTCTCTGCGCATCTCTTGCAACGGATTTCGTCTCGGTACTTGGCCATCAGCTCGCCTGGCAGGATCACATCGCCGCAGCCGCCAGCGCACGGGCCGCTCTCGCGTGGGGTGGCGTAGTAGCGGTAGATCGGCTCGGGGATCTCCACGGGTGCGGGGGCGCTCATGCGCCGCTCGCTTCCCCGACCTCAATATCGGCATAGGGGAACGCTTTCCACTGCGCGGTTCGACAGCGAGGGCAATCGGTGACCACCTGTACTGACCAGAAGTGGCGCGAGCATCGATGGCAGATGAACCGGAATCCAGGGGTAGACGTGGGCTCTCTCATGCGTCCACCTCGAATAGTGCGTCCTGGCCGTCGTCAACCGGCTCGCGGTCGTCGGTCTTCTTGGTGCGCTTGCTGGACATCGCATCGCGGACACCGGCTCTGGCGTTGGGGGCGGCGCCAAGAGCTTGCCGGAGTGCTTCGTAATCGCTGTAGCCGCGTCCGGACATGTAGGCGGCGATTGCGTCGAGCACTGGCATGCCCTCGGGTGTGCGCATCTTGAGGATGCCGGGAACGTTTTCCATGACGAACGTCTTGGGCCGGATCTCGCACACCAGGCGGGCGAACTCGAACACCAGCGAGTTACGCGGGTCCATCACGTCGCGCTTTCCCGCTACAGAGAATCCTTGGCAGGGCGGCCCCCCAAAGATGCAATCGAGCTCGCCTACTTCCATGCCGAGGTCGGCCAGGATGCGCTCGCCGGTCAGGTTCTTGATGTCGTAGACGTAGAAGTGTTCACATCCGGGGTCGCCGGGTTGAGTTGCGATCCAGCCAGTACCGATGTGAGGCTCGAATGGTACTGCGCCCTTGTGCTTTGACTTCTTGGGCCGTACGGCGTTTAGGCCGATAACCGGGTGGTCGGGGTCGATGTGGATCTTCACGCCAGGGCGGGCGAGGTTCATCAGGTAGGTCAGGGAGGCGTCCACGTCGTGCTCGACGGCGGCGGCCACATGCCAACCTGCTTGGTGGAAACCGCAACTGAAACCACCTGCGCCGGAGAACAAATCGAGACCCACGGGCCTATCGTGTCTGCGCTTACTGACAGTAGGGGGCACAAGCAAGCCGGAGGGGGAAGGCTCCCAATCGTCCCCGAGGGAGTGGTTGCGGATCGTGGCTGTGGTGCCAAGCATCATGCCGTCACCTCACGAGGTGGCATGGGCGAGTATCTACCCCAGTTCGTTGCCAGTAGCACGAAACTTGCTGACCAGTAACGAGTTCGGGGCGCGTGACGGCAGGGCATGACATCGAGGTATTCACCGAGTGGGTAGTCGTCGTCCATCATTGGTCCTCGTCTTCCATGCGCTCGATGTGCACCAGGCGGCTTGGCAGTGGTTGGTCGGGGTTGAGCGTGTTGCGGCAGTCGTTGTCCGCCTTGGCGCCACAGATGTGGCAGCGGCGGGTGAGCGCCCCGGTGTATCGGGGGTCTGCCCGATCGGTGATCACCGGGGCACTCACGGGGGCCTACTTGCCGAGGTTGGACGCGTAGACCGGGACGCCGAGGTCTTCGGCGAGCTCGCTGGTTACCTGCGTCCACGCGTCGCGCACCAGGTGCTCGTATGGTTGCGGGACGAGCGCGAGGCCGAGGTGGCCCTGGGAGACCTCCAGTCGTAGCCAGCACCGGATCTCGATAAGCGGGTAGTCCTCGAATGGCCTTGCCGACAGGGTGATCTCGCGCGGTACTTCCAGTTGCCGTGTCGCGGTGCCCGCTTTGGCCGAGACCTCTTCGCTGTAGGTCAGGTTCACGCTGCCGGTGGCGCGCTTGATGCTCGACTCGAACGATCCCTTGCTCGATGCCCGCACGCTGTCCACAATTTCGACGATCTCGGCTGCCGGGTGGCTCGTGATGAGGTGGCCGGCCGATTCGATGAGGTCGCCGAATTCCAATTGGCTGTGAAATCTGCCGTCGGCGGCCTTGAACAGGGTCGCCCAATCGGGGTCCGGCACGAATTGCAGCACGAGCACGTCATCCCGACGGGTGTACTCGGCGTTGGCATCTGAGTAGAGTTCGTCATAGATCGCGGTGACGGCCCCGTACTTGCGATTTCCCCATACCGTGGATCGGCCCTCGATGAGGGGGCGGCGGGCGACCTCGGCCAGGAATGAGGCCGTGTCGGTGACTACGCGGGTGGCGGTGTCGCGCGGCGGGAAGGCCTTGGGGGCATCTTCGCGTACGTCGATGACGCGAGTTTCGAGTCCGTTGCGGCCGTTGGCGGTGACCAGGTAGACCGGGCCATTGGTGCTGGTGTCGGCGGGCTCGATGAGTTCGATACGTTCGGAGGGGTAGTCAATTACGTTCTCGGACATAGGTTGTATTCCCTTTCTTGGTTACTTGGTGCCGTAGTACATGGCGGCGTTGTCGCGGGACAGACCCCCCTCGCCGTCGGCGAAGAAAATCGTTCCGGCAGGGTCTTTGGCGGGGGCGCTGACGACATCGGGGACAAGGCACACCGCTCCGGACTCGCGGGGCTCGACCTTGATCTTGAGCGTGACGCAACCGCCCTTCTTGCCGGTTGCCATTGCCGCCTCGACACATTCGTGCAGCGCCTTGGTCGCGGCGGTTTGGGTGCGGCCCTTGTCGAGCTGCGTCAGCACGACGATGAACTCGGTGATGTCGCCGGGGGCGAGCTCGGTGCCCTCTTCAGCCTTCTCAGTTTCCTTGTCGGACATGGGTTTCCTTTCCTAATGGGGTTGGATCACTGCTGCTGGAGGGATTTCAAGTCATCGATCACCGCCTCGGCATCACGCTCGGAGAGGTCATCGAATGCGGTGATGTCCCTGTTGATGACGGACGCGAGATAGGTGAGCGTCTTGGCGGTCCCTTCTGGCGTGCGCAACGAGTACTTGGCGTTGGCCAGCAGGCCCCGGATGGTGCCGAGATCCTTCTTGCTGGCCAGGAACTCGCCTTGAGAGTTGACCTCACTGGGGTCGGCGTCGGGCGGGGTGTCGGCACCGCCGTCCGGCGCGGGAGCCGGTGCCGGTTCGGGCTCGGCCGTCTCGACGGTCTCGTTGGTGGTGGAGGCTTGCGCCTTGGCAGTCTCGGGGGCGGTCGGCGCTGTTGCGGGCTTGGAGGCGGCGGTTATCTCTTCGGTCAGTGACGATGTGACCGGGAACGCTTCGGCCTTGTCCATGCCGTCGCGGGTGATCGACGTGTACGTGATACCCATCTGCGCGACATCGCCCGCGTCCCATGCGCCGCGCTTCTTGCCGATCTTGGTCTCCAGCTGCGCCTCGGTGATACCGATTTCGCGGAACTTGCCGAGCATGATCTCGACGCGCTTAGGCAGCGGGACACCTTCGCCGTTTTCGATGGTGTTCTTGCAGATGTTCTGCGCTTCCTCGGTGAACCACTTGGGCAAGATGGCTGAAATGCACTCTCGGACAGCGCGAGCGCCCGCATTGTTGTTGTTGTTCGTGATGTCGCCGAGGTCGGTCAATTCCTGACGGCGCCCTTGCTTCATGCGGGCGTGCGGGACGATGAATGTGCGGGTGGCGCGGGTATTGGTCTGCACATCCCAGGCCCAAGCAAGGACCTCGGATTCAGCACGGTTGTCGTCGCGGTGCAGCTCGTTGACGCCGTACTGGACGTTGCCCCACACGCGGGCCAGCTCGCGCATCAGGTGCACCGACGGCCCGGTTCCACGATTCTTGACCTGATAGAAGGCCTGCTCGGCCATGGTCATGCGGCCGCAGGCGTCGCGCATCTCGGCCTCGGCGCGCCGCATGTCGCGGGGGATCTGCTGAGCCACGATGACGGCGGATTGGACCTCGGCGACAGCGCGGGACTGCTCAACGGAGGTGGCCTGGCTGATCGCGGTGCGTGGTGCTGGCGCGAGGGGCTGGTATTGGGCGACGGTCACTGTTCTAGATCTCCTTCTTGCTGGTAGACGGCGTAACTCGGTAGCGATACGGAATGCACGCCCTGGCCGTAGTCGGGCCAGTGATCGTGGGCAGTGCAGGCGGCGTACAGGTCGATGGCCTTGCGGTTGCGGCGCCGGCCGAGCTCGATGTCGTCGGGCTTGAGCTCGATGACCGAGACCGGGAACGGCGGCGTCTTGGACTGGACGATGAACACGAACGCGGCATCGTCGGCGATGTCGCAGGCGGCCAGGCCGTCGAGATACCAGGGGACTTGCTGGTGGTATCCGTAGTCCGCAGCGGCGCGGGCGAAGTGGCCAGGGTGGGCGCTGGTGGCCGTCTTGTAGTCCACGACGATCAGGCGGCCACGGCCAGGGTTGGGCAGCCAGTCGGGCCGGAATCGCAGCCGTACGCCGGTCTCAGGGTCGTGCCAGTACCCGGAGAGTTCCGGTGTCCCATCGGCCAGCAGCGCGGCGGCCAGCGGGTGCTCGCGGACCTTGGCCGCCATTGCCCGCGCCTTGGCCACCTCGGCGATGTGCATCGGGATCTGGCCGCGCTGGCGTGCCGCCTCGGCGGCCTCCTGCCACATCGCCGTGGATGTGGGCGCCTTGGAGGGGGAGCCATCCTTGTTCAGCCCGTGAATGGCCGGGTCCAGCTCTGCGATCTCGCTGCCCTCGCCGAGTACGAACTTGTGGGCCACGTGACCAAAGTCGTACTGGGGTTTGGGTGCCGGGGGCTGTAACTGCTCGTAGCGGAAGATCTCGGGGCACGACGGCGCCAGCAGCGCGCGGGCTCCGGACGACGACAAGCTGGTGCGGTCGCCGTGGTAGACCTCATCGGGAATGCCGCTGTACATGCCATCTTCGGCGGGAATCTGCTCGCTCATTCGGCGACCTCGACCCACTCGCGCCCGGTGTTGCCGAACCACAGCCCGCCCTCGCGGTCGCCGTTGCACCAGGCCAACTCGGAATCCCAGACCGCTAGTACCTCGCCGATCCCGGCCGCCATGTGGCTGCCGTCGTGACCGTCGTCGCGGGTGCAGAAGTAGGCGCCGAAGACGGCGGGGCAATCGCCCACGCCCACCGGATGCGTCTTCACGAGACCCACCCCCGCGACAGTTTCTCTTCTCGCGCAAGGGTGTTCATGAGGTCGTCAACACCCTTGTTGTGCCGCAAGGCCATACGCTGAAACGTCGCGGGCGAGTTCCCGAGCTTCTTGGCAATCTCCCAGTCCTGGTAGCCGAGCGAACGCAGCTCGTCCACCTTCTCGGTCCACGCGAGCGTCATGCCTTGCCTCCCTTCGGCTTAACGTCAAAGTGATGCAGGATCGCGGCGGCGGCATAATCAGGATTCGCACCAGCGGGCAGCTCCCACAATGTCTCAGTGAGCGCCCGCTTGAGGGCGTCTCGCTCATCGAGCACAGCGGTCCACCTGGTCACGTATCCACGCAGTCCTTCCGGACTCCAAGCGCGCCCCGAGTGGTATGTCGGCGAAGCCGGTTCGATCTGGGCCGTGAGGTCTTGGAGCTTGTCCGCCACCTCGGCGACCATTTCGAGCAATGCCCGTGTTGGCTCTGGCATTACGCACCTACCTTGGCGTTGTCCTCGGCGCGGTGCCGTGGGGTGTAGCCGGGAGTGGATGGGCCGCAGTAGACACGCCCGCTGGAGTGCTTGCCGTAGCTGATGGACTCGTGGAACTCAGCGAGGTTGGCGTAGGGCTCGTAGATGGGGTTCATTCGGCCGCACCAGCTTCCGGCTCGTGGATCAGCCATGGGGCACCCGGCGCCGTACCAATCAAGTGGCCCATGTCGTATGGCATTCGGCGGCTAGGACGGCGCACCTTCCGGTTGAGCCGGGCCTGTCGGCGCAAGGCCGAGATGTTCCCCCGCCGAGCGCGCCGCGCCGCGCGGTTCTTGGCCCGCCGCTGGCGTACCACCGCCTCGGGGACGGTCCCGGCATAGACGTGCTTGCTCTGTAGACCGATGATGATCGCGGCGTTGTTGATACCCCTGATGTCGCCGTAGGGGTCGGTCAGGGCGGGAATTGATTCGGGCGCAATCTTGGCCTCGGGCAGATTCATTCGTGTAGTCCGTTCTGAGAGAAGGTGGTTAGGGCGGCGTACGCGGCGGGTACGGAGAACAGGGCGGCAACACCGATGGTGAGAGCGGCGATGAACAGCAGGACCGCTGCCCGGTCGCGGTACCAGCCGCGCCGGTTCACCCACAGATCAATGCCGAGCGCGACACCGAATAGAGCCATGACGACGGCGAATTGGGCGTAGCGCTGATCGAACAGAGCGACGATGGCATAGACGAACGCCAGCAGTGCGACCGTCCAAAAGGCATGGCGCATAATGATATTTGTCATCGCGCTGCCCCCGATCGGTTGCCCTGCTCCGACCACGGATCTCTCCACGGCTCGCACCCGAGCACCCCGCCGAGGCGGGCGGCGCCGTCGATCAGCGTTCCCGTGGGACCGCCGACGCCCGAGTTGTCCATCTGAGCGACGACCTGCTGTACCCGTTCGCGCATGATGTCGTCGAGCACTTCCGGGGCGAGGGTCAGCAGCGTGCCGCCCTCGAATTCGACCTCGACACCGCGGTCAATGCCGGTGCCGAGGCGAACCGCCTTGATGGCGCCGAGAGAGACGACGACGCTGGCGTGCGGGGTCTGGTGCGAGACGTGTCCGATGGTCATCGGGCACCACCCCCGACACTCTGTGCAGGGGTGTAGATACGGTGGGGCATGACCGGCCTCCTTGTAGGCTGGTTGAAGTGGCCCCGACGGTGGGTGGTTCTTTGGCGAGAGTGCCCGCCGTCGGGGTTTTCCTATTCAGTTGTGGTGAAACAGATTTCGCTATGCGAGTAGGGGCAGTTGCTCGGCCCCGCCCAGCCGCTTATGCAGCTCCGCTAGACCCTTGGCGGTGATCCGGATAGTGGGCGCGGGCAGCTTCATTTCGCCGGTCGGCTCATGCAGGTAGGGCGAGCCGAGCTTTTCGACCAGACGGCCGGTATCGACTTGTGTCTGATAGGCCTTCCACCGGCTGGTGGATTTGTCGCGGAAGATCCACCCCTCGGCGGCCATGAATGAGAACAACCGGCCCCGACCGATGTTGATCGCAGGATCGCGCGAGAGAACCTTGGCAGCGTCGTCTACCGCGTAGTCGCCGGTCGAGTCAGCCATGTGCGACCACGCCGACGCCGGAATGGCCAACTCCTTGGCACGCGACTCAGCCTCAACGCGAGCACGGGTCTCGGCCTCGGCGCGGTCCTCGGCATCGATCACCATCTGGGCAAGCTGGCGCTTGGAGGGCAACTCGGTGGGCTGTGCAGGGTAGCGGCTATACGTGCCCGTCTTACGGATAGCGGGGAGTACTTCGGTTGTGATCCAACGCCGGAACTTCGCCGCCTCGGGCTTGTCCGAACGGATGACGACCTCGTACATACCCGGCTCGGACACGATGGCCTTGTTGGGGTTCCCTGCGGTTCCATCCGTCAGGCGGATTGAACTCTTATCAGCGTCGGAGAGCCTGGCGAGGACGTTCCCCACGTTCGCAATATCGAGTACCCGGCAGAGGTCGGCCAGCACGAACCACGGCTGATCCTCGGGACCCCGCACGACGCGGACGCTCTGGGAGTTCGCGTAGGTGAACAGCTCAACGGCGCTCATTCGGCACCGCCGACCGAGCCGGTTCCGCGTGGCTTCCATTCGGGGTGGGTGGCCGTGGTAGCGGGGCCACCCACCCCTCGTACCCTCGTGCTACCAGCCGACGAGGGAGAACTATGGACAGCATTGAGATTGGTGGCGAGCCGACGCACGTTCTGCACTACGCGGGCCAGGCGATTGAGCTTCTGCCCGAGCAGGCCAAGGGTGTCTCGGCGGCCATACGTGCGGCAAGAAACGGAACCGTCAACGTGGTCGATCTGGGATTCACCGACGCCGGTTCCGGTGCGACCGTTCGGAACCTCTTCCTGATTGGTCCCGCAATCCCCGTGCTGCTCGTCGGGCCGCCGATTGATAACGGCCGGTAGATAGATGACCGGGGCGTAGTCCTCTGCCAGTGCGAACGAGGCCGTGCGGGCAGCTTGCGCGGCTAGCTCATCGCGGACGATCTCGCGTATGCGGCGCTCGTCGGCGGGGTGAGACAGGGCGCTCAT